TTCTACGTCACGCTTCTTGATGTTAGCGTAGAATTTATCATCTCTTTCAAACAGCGTCCGAATTTTCGGAATGACGCGCTCTAATTCTAGCGCAGCCACTTGCTGTTCAACTACTGCCATGATTATTTCCTTCTGCTAGGTCCAGAAGATTCTGAAATTGCTGATTGTAGATGCAGCATTCAGAACAAAACTGGCTGGTGCAGTTTCAAATGCGATTGTTGAAGGGTCAGTTCTACTGAGAAGAACTCCAGTATCACCACCCACACCTTTAAGAGTAATATCGTTAACATTTCCCGTCGGAGGAAGAAACGTAGCTCCTTTGACCGTAACTCCAGCGGTTGAGGGCACCGTAATGGTATTATTTCCTGGTGCTAAAGTTTGTGTCGTAATAGAACCAGGAGAACTACCATTAGCTGCCGCGTTAAGAGTTTCGGTTCCCTGAACGTCACCAGTATATGTGATAGTAATTGTCCTAGTAGCGTTGGTCGCCATGAAACTCTCCTTGAGTTATTCTTTATTAAGGAATTCTAACGTCGTCATTCCCCGCGGAATTTCTTTAGGGTCTGTAGACTTTCTGCCAGTATTTGATGAGGTGACTGGCCTTCCACCTTTAACTGGACCTTTATTAGAGGTCTGTGATTCTGTCGATTCTTCTCGAACTTTTCTTCCCATACCACGATAAGCATTATTGCGGGCCTTTTTTAAGACTGAAGGCAACAGTACTTTCCCGCGTGCAATAAATGCTTGCCTAACTTTATCAACTGCATCTGGAGAAAAGTTTGTATTGAAAACATTTTCCCAGAGTTTATCAATTGTCGTCCGAAATCTTGTATCCTGCATGAGAAGTTTTCCAAGTTCTTCCTCAACTTCTCGTGTAGCTGTCTTTTTAACGTAATCTGTCATCGAGTTATTTGGGTCAATATTCGCATCGATAGTTGCTTTAAATTGATTTGTTACACGAGTATTAAGTGCATTACGAGCAGATTCAAACTGAGTATGACGGAACTGTTGTTCACGTCTACTCAATTCAGTTTCTTTAGCTTTATCTTCTTCCTTAACAGGTTTAGAAAGATTGCTTGGCGGTTGAAATTGACTTGAACCAAATATAAATTGATTCAAAATCTGAGCAGCCATTTGTAATGGTGCTCCTGCACCTGGCTGTTCATTACTACCAATTCCGAGTCTTTGTGCTTCTTGAATCATTCCAATAATAGTCTGCTTAGCTACATTTCCTACAACATGCAGATAAGCATTCTGGTCTACTTTAGCTAGAGTCGGAAGATATTCATCAACTAATTTATTGAATGAATTAGGGTCATTATCCTTAACTGATTTGAGGATATTTTCTGTATCCCCTTTCATTACTTCTGACTCAAAATTCTTCAGAATAGTAACTGCTTCAGAAGCCTGTTTGGCCTCGTCAATAGTTGGGAATACCTGTGTAAACTGTTGCTCACGATAATAAGCAGCTTCGAGATATGGAAAATCCTTAAAGACGTTTGGATACTTCTTTAGAATTTCCTTACGACGAACTGGCGTAACCAGTTGTAATTTACTTTCATCTGGTTCTGCAAGTTCTTCGACTAATTCTTCTAATTCATCTTCTTCAGGTTCTTCCTCTGTCTCTTTACCTTCTTCTGATTCTTCTTCATCTTCCTTTTCGGATTCTTTTTCTTTTTTCTTAGGAGTTTCAAGAGGAATTACCTCATCCTCAGGAGTTTCCTTAAGAAAATCTTCCATGTCCGAAACGGACATATCTTTACTAGTTCCTGTGGCAGAGCCACTATTTCCGATAGCTTCATCAGGATTACTGAACAGTTTCAACATTGCCTTCTCCAGTTATAGGGGCTTCAGGTTGTAATTCTCCTTCTGTAGGTTGTGAACCATCAGAAGTAGGTTGAGATTGTTGCATCATTTGTTGCATCATCATCATTTGATGAAGCTGACCATGCAACAAAACATTCTGATATCCAGCAGGATTTTCTGATTTAGTTTGTCTACCAACTTCAGAAACTACCCATTTGCGAACTGTATCAAATTCAACTTGATGATTATCGTAAACTGGGTCAATTTCTACAGAAGGTAACATCGGCATAGTCGAAGTTGGGTCCATAGGATTCGGACCCATCATCGCAGCCGGATTAGGCATTGGTTCAGATTGGAGAAGAAGTTTAATTTCATCCAACTGTTTCTCTCTATCATCTTCACCAGGCACATAGAATCCATTCAATCCTATAGCCTCGCGAATAACAGGGAGATTATCTGCTGAACCAATAATTTCGAGAATTTGAGGATTAGCAGCCTGAAGGAGTTGCATAATGATATCTTTCTGCTGACTCCAAGTCAGAGGAAGATTTTCATTAGCTTCTAATTCTACTTTACCAATCTTACCTTCGAGTTCTGCCTTACGAATGAAGGTATTGATGAAACCACCGTCAATATATTGAACTTCACGTTCATCATCTTGAACTTCCTTGATGAACATTGGAATAGCTTTACCGAAGATTTGCTTCCACCATGTAGTAAGCATCTTCCAAGTATTCTGTAATCTCTGCAAGGCTTGCGCGCGAGACATAGAATATTGTGATGCAGTTTCAGAACCTTCAATCGCACCACCAAATAATGATGGTAATGCGCCCGATACTAATTGGGCCATTGATTGAATATTTTGAGCAAACGGCATAACTTCTGGTGAAAGTGAAGCCGTTTTAACTTCATGGAAACCTTGAGATAAAGTCGAGCCCGAACGAGGTTTGGCTTCGTATATTCCACCGGGAATATTCTCAGTTTGCTTATAAGCATTAAAGTCTAGAACACCAGGGTCAGCAAATGTCTGACCAATACCATGTTCAATAGTCTGGAGAGTTAGTGAAACCAAATCATTGGTAATCTCTTGAATACTTACTAACAACAATCCGAGTGGGTCATGATGGATATAATCAGAGAGAGGATTATAAGTAAGAGTCCAATAATCATCCAAAGCTTCATTACAAGCTTCTGCAAAACAATCATTGATTAGAATTACTTTCGCACCGTTCGGAAATTTTTTCTTCAGTTTATTTACTTCTTCCATGTCAGAAAGAATATTGAATGCTGATAGTCTAAGCCAACAGTTTCTAACAGTTACAATATTCTGAGGATATTCACCCTGATATTGTGGAGATAATCTACCCCATTCTTCATAAGGGTCGCGTGGTCCAGTTGCAGACCGAATCTTTTCTCTAAGTTTCTTTTCGCTATGCAGATGAGCATATCTCTCGATAGCATTTGCATAGTGTGTTTCATACGCATAAATTAGATATGGTGTATCTGCTTGAGTTCGCGCATAATTCGCGACCTTCACATACAATCCACCATATGCTTCCATGCATATTCTAGTTTTTGGTTCTTTAGTAATTCCCGTAATTCGTGTAATTGTGAGTGGTTCCTGAGATACAATTGGGATAATGAGTTGCGCGCAGGAAGGACAATAATCCTGATTTTGGACTACATCTTGAACCATTATATCAGAATCATCTGGTTGGAATTTATCTACTTGCTGGTCCCACATTCCTTCCATCTGTTTATTCTGTTGTTGCATCATTTGACTCTGTTGAGCCATCATTGGGTCCATATTCTGACCCATATTCTGATTCATCATTGAGTCCATCATATTCGGGTCCATGACTTCATCATCCATCATGTAACCACATTCAGGACATTTAGTATATTGATGATTTTCTTCGTAATTCTCAGTTTCCTTCTTCTCGTATGTTCCGTATGATTCGTCTGACTTAGGATATGAATAACACGCAATCATACCTTCGGTGCAGTAAATAAACAGAGCATGAAGCCAGAGAAGGGGAACATCATTATGTCGATCCATTAATGATGCAATTTTATCTCCTGCTTTGGCTGTTGCCAAATCGAGAGTGTTATCAGCATCGTCTGGAAAGCATTTAACAGGAGGAACCACAACTGACAACGCAGCGATAATTGATTCCAGATATGCTCTGAAAACATTAATGGGCTTATCATAGTATGATTGGTCTGACGTATCTCCTGTATTGTCATCCCAAATTCTCCAGTCATGAGCTACTTCAGAATACCAAGCCTTCTGAAAGCCTTCCCACAATAATTTTAATCTACGCCAAGTACGAATTTGACGTTCACGTATAGCAACATCCTCTTTGTCGAAATGGTCGACAACTTGTTTGAGGAGTCTCTTAGTTTCGTCGTCTAATTCGTGGGACATGATTAATAGTATCCGCCGCCCGCGATTCCTGTATTATATCCCCCACCCATCATAGATGAGAGATTAAATTGGCGCATGATATTATCGGATGGGCTAGTATTAAATCCACCACCTTGACCATAACCCATTCCGTAACCACCACCCATTCCATATCCCTGACCAAATCCCTGACCACTACCATAGCCACCTATTCCATTATAACCACCCATTCCACCACCGAACATTGGGAACATCATTGGATACATTCCCATCATTCCGCCGAATGGACTTTGCTGTTGTGGCTGTT